TTTTGCACTAATATGGTATGCGACGTGTCCGTATAAGGATTTTGAGGTGGTCGAAACGATGATAAATGGTGATGACTGTTTATTTCAAAGCGGAGATGATGATTATGACAATTGGGCTCGATGTGCGAATGCAGTTGGACTGAAACCGTCAGTGGGAAAGACCTACTTTGACCCTGAGTTTGTGGTTATGAACTCAGAACTTTACCTACGCTGGGAAGACAGTTGGGTGTATGTTCCGTATGTGAATATGGGGTTGCTGACGGGGATGTCAAAAGACGGATCGTTCGTAGTAATTGCCGGTGAAGGTGATGATACGCTCGGTGCCCGTGCGCATGCTTTGTTACGTGGATTCGATGGTAAAATGCAACAACGTTTGTTATCTTGTTTTATACAGTACAACGTTATTGACATCGAAGTGGTCAAAGGAGTAAAGCTGAATATTCCGTGGTTTGTTAGTGAAAAATGGGGTGGTCTTGGACTTCCTGTTTTGAGCTATGCTGCGAATATAGAGATGGAGAAAGACGTCTCGCTGCTTGGTTTTGACAATAAAACTGTACGTGCTGTTATGTATATGATGAAGAAGGATAAAGGTATTCGGATGGCTGAGAAGCCCAAATACGGTACTTTGCTGTTTGATGAAGCAATCAATGCTCCGAAAATGGCAATTACCGATCCGATGTGTGCCCCTCATTACAGACGTGCCTGTGTAAATTTGTCCGCAAAATTTGGAGAACGTATTTTGGCAGATGAAGAGACCTTTAGTTTAGGGAAATTACAGTTCGGCGAGACTCAACATAATGAGTACCGATACGTGTTTAATCATGAACTAACTAAAGAACAAAGAAAGGAGTATAAAGAAATGGTTGAATTAAAGAAGAAAGCACAACTGTTTAAAGTTCATAAGTTTTGGACTCGGATTAATAAATTACAATCCGAACTTTCCTTTCCTGTCGAGAGATTCGACTTTACACATTATCAACGCGGACCCGCGCGCGTTGTCCCGGCTGTTTCGTTTGACAGCAGCACTTCGTCGCTCAGTGTAATTGGTTATGATTTGGAGAAGGTCCCAACATTGTACCGTGAGCCTCAAGACGTGACCGAGCCAGTTGGAGGTTACGCTATGTCTGCTGTCGTCGGCTATGCTGTGGATTTACAGTTTGCCGAGCGTGCCCGTTGGATAAGGGAGATGGAAGAACAGATGTAAGTGAGACCAACACTATAAAATGGCGCCCGTAGGAAGAAGGGCGGTGAGTTAATAACTAATAAGTAACGAGCAGTGCTATATAATTGAATTACGTTCGTATACGGAAGTGCGGCCTACGGGCACCACTCTGTAAGACGATCTATAGGATTTGGTTAATGTAGTCAACCTATTGAAACAGATAGTGTAGTAAATCAGGGTCCTGAGAACGCCCGACTATACCTCTGGAGTAAAGTGAAAGTAAGAGATAATCTATTGAAGCCTCGCTGAGCTGGATTGTGTAGTTAACATGAACGATATATATTACTATAGGGTAACGGCTATCCGCCCCTCTTTAATGTGTATTTGTTTGATGAATGAAACAGACCGCGAGTGAATCTCGATTATTCTTGAAGTTCGAGTTATT